ATATAGTTTGGATGCCATATTAAAAGTACCAACACCGTCCATATTAGCAGCCATAATAGGGACACCAGTCCATTCACAACCACTGTATTTAAACTTATAGGTACGATTTAAGTTAACTTCTTTACGACTAGATAGTGTGCTACGCTTTGGACGAATCAAAACATCTTTGAAGTCCAACTTAATTTCATTTTCAATAAGCATCAGTATTTGCTTTCTCTAGTAAATTTGCGATAATCGGTTGAGGTGCGTAGATATTTTTCACCTTTACCTTCTAATATATCACATATTCTATCAATTGTTTTGTCATTATATGAACTGATTTTTCCCATATTTTGATGTGGTTTCTTCAATAAGTTTTCCAACTTATTCATTGCATCTTCTAATGACCAAGGTACATACATTCTTTCATGATCATTGGCAAAAGTTTCGGGAAAGCTACGATAAGCCGGGAACAATACATTACAACCCAATGCATCTGCTTCACTCACAGTATTGCTAACCCAATCTTGCAATGCACAATTAAATACTACTTTGCTATCATTGAGAATTTCGTAATATTCGTTTTTCTCTAGATTTTCAAAAATTCTCAACATACCATTTTCTACCAAAGTATTGGTTCTGTCCATGTATGCTTGATTATTACTTTTTAATTTGCCCCCACTGCAAACACTAAACTCAACACTGTTTTTTCCGTGTTTTTTATTCCACAGTTCAATAAGATCCATATAGAAATCTGGTTGTTTTTCTTGATCCCATCTTGCTGAAAATACTACACGATTTTTTCTGTTGTGGAATGGCTTGAATTTTTCTACTCTTGAAATTACTTCGTTTTTGCCGAATGCTAGCCCAGAAATATTATATATAGGAGCAGTCCATCCAGCAATACGCATATGAGCAACCATTTCCTCATTTGTGGCGAGAACCCCTGTGACGAATTCGTTAACCATTCTTTCGTAGTGACCCATCCATTTTTCCATACCCCATACATGAATGAAATCATCAGGATCAATGGACTGAGCAAGACACCTAACATAAATACGGGGACGTAAAGAACTAGGTACTTGATCAAGTATATAAGGTAAACTTTCCATTCCAGGCGTGAACATATCCTCGAAATAAATGACATCATTGCTTGTTACCTTTCCTGCCTTCATCAACTTAACCAAATTCATCATTTGGCTCATGCTGTAGTAAGTTCTTCCATGAGCATCTAACACTTGACCAACTACAATCGATTCGTCATTAGTTAATGTTTCTCCCTCAACAATTACATAGTTGATTTTCCTACGTTTGAAGGCTTCTTCATTCCATTCTTGTAATTGATACGTGTAACGAGATTTGTATCTTTCAAGATTCATGTAATACAGTTTATTCATATTTTCTTTCTATATCCTCTTCTATACATTTTTCACCAAATTGAACCTCTAAAATAATGCAAGGTTCATCGTAATTGTTTTGACATTGATGCCAAACATGTTTACCGATATAATAGTTATCGTTTTGGTTTTTGGTTAACTTAATTATATCATTATTGTATTCAGTTAGAATATCACATTTGCCCTCTAATACATACCAATGTTCACTTCTATGTTGATGACGTTGCATACTTAATTGTTTATGAGGTTCTACAGTAAGCATTTTTACTTTGTAATTTGGTTGGTCATGCAAAACTGTATAGTGGCCCCATGTTCTTTCTGTTTTATTATCTTTCCAATTTTTAAGTATCCAACTGCTGCTATTCTTTTTGTCTTCTCCACCTACCCCAAATACGAATTCAACGAAAACATCATCTAACAACTGAGGTGTCATTTCCGGTATGTTTTTATCTGTACGGTCGCCTCCATTTACAAAAATGATGGTGTTACCGTATCCATACAATTGTTTTACTTTGTATATTGCATCCAAACTAGAATTATCACTGTCATCAAATGTGATGACCTTATCTACCATTGAAAGATTTTCTATAATGGTTTTACGTTCGGAAAGATTCAAAAAAGGCTGACCCTTTTTACGAGTCAGCCATTCATCACTATTAACACCGATAACTAGAATATCTCCTAGCTTCTTAGCGGACTTGAAGTATTCAATATGACCACTATGTAATGGATCAAATCCGCCTGTTGCTAGTACTATTTTTTTAGTTTTTTGAATCGGCTTCCCACATATTCTTTGCAGTCTTTCCTGCAACAAATTTATTAAATTGCCTATAAACATGACTTTTGTTATTGTATAAATCACCTTCATCATATTTATATCCATGACTTACGCAGAATTCTAAATATTTTTCTAGGTCTTCAAAAATTTGATTGGTGTATGGATTTGGTTCAATCTTGATCTTAGCCATTATATTCTCCTGTTAAATTGAAATTGATTGAATTGGCCTGTGTGTATTGTAATAGATTGTTGCACCGTTTTCATTATCTTCGGATACCGTAATTTCAACATCTCGGTTAGGATAACGTAGTGCAATTTGTTCAAATAAATCATCAGCAATCATTTCACAACTTTTAAAGTCAAGTTGTAAAGTATTTTGCCTGTATAGATTTTCAATCCATCGCTTAAATTGAATAAATTCAATCTCACGATTATCATGAAATACTTCTATCCCAATCTTAAAATGAAACATATGACGATGTGGATGTCCTAAGAAACTTACATCATATTCGTCATTGGTTTTTAACGATGGGTCTGTTAATGCTTCTGGATATTTATGAATACCTTCTTTCATTAGAGTTACAAAAATCATACGTTTCGCACTTTCACGAATACGTTTGCGCTTAAATGCTAGTTCTTCTTGATGTCTATCCATTTGTTCACCTATCATCAAAATCGACACGTTCATGTGTCTCTTCCCAAGAAAGTTTATTCAACCTACGAATTTCAGCTTGATATTGTGATTTTTTCTCTTCTAGAGATTTAATTCTCAATACGTCACTGTCATCAGATTCTATCAAATTTGTTATTTGTTTTTCAATCATTTGGATAGATTCTTCAAGTTTTCTAACTTGCATTTTGTAATCCATATCAATCTCCTAATACCTTTACCATTTCATCATCACTATCAACAAAATCTGTTTCAATTTCATCAACAGATTCCTCTTCAAACAACATATTATATGAAGTCAATGCATTGATTGTTCTTTTACCACTTAAACCTTGGCTACCTGATTGCATCTGTGTCCATAGTTTACTGTGATGTTGAAGAAGGTTTTTACTTTTAGTGCGGTCATTTAACCTAAAAACTTCATCAATGATTTCTGAAAAAAGAACTCTTTCAAATTGTTCCTTCATCAACATTTTGGGTATAATACCACTTTCATATCTGCGATTTGCTTCTTGTACCGCAGTAATATGTTGATATACATTATGTGCCTGTATTAATGTATAGCTTAGTGTATCCCAACTTGTTTTAGTTGGTTTACCGTGTTGACCAATAAATCCTTCACCTCGATAACACAAATCCTTCAAGACCATTAAATTAGTTACTGGACTATCAGAAAATACATTATGAATCTTATCTGCCAAAACAGCATCACGAAACTTTCTAGTATCAGTTGAATACTTTTTGTTTTCAGCAGTTTTTTCCATACTATATGACCATTTCTTATTATGTTCAATACTAGTATTGAAATATGCTAACCCTTTAGCTGCACTAAAGAATGGACTTGCACAATCAAATGTTATCTGAAAGTTTGGATTATGATACTTTCTGATTGCTTTCTGAATATCAGTAAACAATACTGCATACTCTAATATACTTACTCCAAGACAATGTAATAGATCGTGTTTACCTGGCTCAAGTAAACCATCATGAATAATATCAACAAGTCTTACTAGTGTAAGATGTATGTCAACTTTTGTTTGACCCCCAAATGCCCAACCATTGAAGTGAGTATCTGGATATACTTTAGGATCACAATATTGTTTCATCTCAGCATACCAGTTATTACTATCTTCGTGATTCAATCCTTGCATTACATTCAAAAATTTACAATTACCATTACGGTTCTTAATAAAATATTGATTGTTGATATGTGTAGCCTTGATTGCTTCGCTTAGATTAGCAATTTTATGTTGAGCATAAGCTTTTTTGTTTTTATAACTTTCGCTTGGTACATCTAGACACATACCATAATCCATGTATGTATCCATCCAAAGTAATACTTCTTTGCGTTTTGCTAATGCTTTAGGGCAGTTAGGATCTTTCCAATCTGCTGGCCATTGACCTTTTAGAATCTGAAACCCACCACTATCACCCAACATGAAAGTACCATTTTCACGTTTACGAATGATAGATTCGTTGTTATCGTTTTTAGTGGGATCTAAATTAGCATGTCCAGCACTATATAGTCCCCACTTATATGTGTAGAGACCTTCTTTGCTATTAAGAAAGTTAAGACATTCAACATCGTTGTTGAAATTTGCAGGGATACGTGAGGAGTCAAAGTAGTTGTCACCCTCACGTTGTTTACCTAACCCTGCAATAAAGAAACTACTTACTGCAGGTAAAAACAATGCCCAGTCTTTACTCTGTTTATTTGTAAGATTTATTTGTTCTTTCATCTAATTTTTTACTTAGATTGTGCTGGAAGAAAGTAGTTATAAACCGCGATGCCACTATCAACTGTAATCTGAACTACCTGATCATTGATCTTGACAGTCTTATCACCAACTAGGTCCATGATTGCCAAGAATGTCTTTACTGGCCAGAATTTAGGCTGGCTGATTGTACCACTGACATTAGCTGCAAATACAAAGTTACCACTATGTGTTGAATGATCACCGAAGTAAAACTTCAAATTTCTATTTTCAGTTTTCATCATAAAATGATTTTCTTCACTGTTAGCACTAGCTTGCTTCTTTAATCTAAGAACACTACTAGATGCAGGTTCAAACTCAATATTCCAACTAACACCCTTGAACTTTACATCCTTGATCTTTTCAGTAACAAGGTTCTTTCCCATCAACCTATAGTTGTTAATAAAGTCCCCTGATTCAGTTTCAAACTTGATGTTTTCTGGATCTTCATCTTTATTTGATACCGTGATTTTTGACTTTTCATCATATTCATCAAAACTCAAAATTGTCTTGAGTTTGTTAAGATTGGGCATACCAAACGTGCCAATGAACTCTGCAATAGGGTCCTTAAATGAACCAAGAATAATTAGAGTCTTGTCTTCACTCATTGCAGAAATCAGTGTTTCTTTTTCAGTACCGACAACCTTCACTAGTCCGATATCACCCAAATTGATATGTTGGGTTAGGTCTTGCAATTGATCTTTCATATATTTCCTCTTTGTTAATAATATTTAAAAAGTTACAACGTGTAATGTAATGGATTTTTTTAAGTAAATCAAACTCTATTTGACCGTTATTCAAAAGTAAACAAACTATCCACAGATGAATCAATATTGGTCTGACTGCGAATGTCCCAATTGAGAACACCTAATAAGTTTTCTATCTTTTCGTCTACTAATGTACGTTCCATTCCTGCTTCATCGAATGGCAATTCTTTGAACCAATTTGGAAGTCTTAGTTCGTCAGTTGGATACGCAATGCTAGTCATATTCAATGGATTGTGTTTTAGTTTACAAACCACAATTTTCATTCCATCTACTATTTTCATAGAATAATTGTCACCATTCATTCTACGCAAATAGTTATAGTTTATTGCTGCCATTGCATGTCCAACACCACATTTACCTGTGCGTTCATAATTCTCAGTATGTTTAGTCAAATTATTGACAGATTTAGGTGAGCCCTTTTTCCATGGCTCTTGCGTTGATAGTTGTTGTTTGAAATCTCTTACCGCTTCAACTACCTCATCTTTGCCCTTACCTTGTTGAATGACCATCTTCAATACATCCATCAAGAATTCTTGCACATATTTAGGAGTATCAGCACGTTTCAAGTCAAGACCCATTGCCTTGACATCACCTAATTTACCATTTACATCTTTGCGCTTACCTTCTTTGTCATAGATGTTAATAGCATATCGTTTTTTAGTGATGAAGATACCTCGATCACCAACAAGTTCACGCCCAGCTTTGATAATTTCGCCTTTGTTTCTTGGACAATGAAATGCATTTTCCATAAATTGAGGGAAACTATTGTTTGCTTCTTCTGCAATTGCGTCATAGATTTGGATACAAACATCTTTGTTCCATTCAAGATCACCATTATCTATTTGAGCTTTGAACAATGGATACGCACTAAAATAGCAGCTATCAGTATCTCCGTATACGATTGTTGGACCATCATGATTGTATTCACCTGCTACAGCTAAATTAATCTGACTCATCATATGCTTAACGATTTGACGACCACTCAATGTAACACTTTGACCAATACGCTTATCATAGAATCGGCAATGTTCATTCAACAATGCACCATAAGCACTGTTAAGCAAAATTTTACGTACAAGTTGTCGTTTGTCATAGTATTCAAATTCAGCCTTATCTTTGGCTTCTTTTGCAAGTTTCTGTGTGCTTTTACGTTCTGTATACCAACGTGTAAGCAATCCAGGAATTACGCCTTCTTGATCCGACCTAAATATTGTACCATTTGCTGAAATAATATATGGATTGCTGCTATCAAAGACCAGCTTCCATATTTCAGCAGCACTCATTTCTACACTACGACCATCTTCATAATCAAGAGTCAGCATCGTACCACGTTCTTGATTCATGATGGCGGTATATTCTAAGCTTCCAAATAATCCTTCCCAAAGAATACTGCCAGTAACATCGTCATCACCTTCTTTGTAGTTTTTCTTTTCGCTGGCTAGTTTTCTTCCCTTATCATGCATGTATTGATTGGTAAGTGTTTGTCTGACCTGTCCGATAATGGTCTCTGGTGCCATGTTAAGAGCGCGGATTGCTGACGGGTAGAGACTGTTGATATCCACCGCGCCGAGCCATTCATGAATTCCTCTTTTGGGCGTAGCAACATAGGCACCTGCCGCTTGCTGTACATCATTATGCATTTCCTTTCGTTTTTTATCAGGTACAACTAAACCACGTTCGTGGGCTTCGTTCATGATTGCCATTTCAATCATTGCAACAGAACCCATTACAGTAGGCAATAGCACTGTGTTTTCATGTGCAAGTGCATTTGCCAAATCTAAAAACTTAAGCTTGTTATGAATCTTAACCATCAACATGGTATCTTGTCTGTTGTATTCAATGAACTTTTTAAAGTCTTTGTTATACAACTGATCAAGTGACCCTTCATATTTGGTCTTTCGTTCGTTGACTTCCATTTCACCAATTGCATCAAGACTATAGCTATGACGGCTTTCATAGTTATACTTTTTATACAATTGAAGATAGTCAATATGAATACGTCCAACGAAATCATACGTAGTTTCTTCTTTACCAAAACGTTCGTATTTTCTTGGTTTAGGCAATTGATCTAGAAGACAAAACTTTCGAGTATCGTCTTTACTCATTATCAGAGTAGTTCGATTTACCATGTAGGGTACGTCATATCCCTCAGAGTTCCATCCTGTTATTACATCCGCATCTTCAATAAGCTGAAAGAATGTTTCAAACATTTCAATTTCACTATTGAAAAGCAAGCAATTTTCAAAACTTTGAGTAATTTCAGTTGCAGTATCATTACTCATGTGTTTTGGAGCAATGCAAAGTGTGATCAGGATGTCCTGCCAATCCAAATATAGTGAGATACTAGTTACCGGATTGAAGGGGTCATCAGTTGATGCGTATCCTCTTTCTGAATCCCAGCCAACTTCAATGTCAAAGAAACATGTATGTAGCTTGGGAGGTTCTACCTTGAGATAGTTTTCACTTAGACAACGGAAAACTACGTTTACATCGCTTTCAAATAGTTTTTTACTTGAATGTATACGTTTTTCTTTTTCGTATTCCGCACGTTTTTTGGTTGTGAATCTACTTACGGGAGTATTACCGTTAGCTGACAAGCCACGATATTTGCCCTTAGGATCACTGTAATAGAAAGTATATACAGTAGGGAATTCTTTATATTCCCGTTTACCATTGTTTCTTTCAACAACGATAATACGGTCTTCATCCCTTGAATTTATCGCATCCACGTAGGACATAGATTATAGAGTCCGTCCTACAGTTTCTAGAATAGTGTTAAGTTCGTCATGGTCCTTGTTGGTTTGTGTCAACCCAGACTTATATGCAAGTTTTACTGCCTTCTTCAGAATACTTGGCTTGATTTCCAATTCTTCAGCTACAGCCTTGATAGTATCGCTTAGTCCACCCTGCAATGTATCAATTTCGTGCAGAGTTTGAATACCTTCTTCAACGATTTGTTTTAGTTTAATCTTTTGATCACCGGAAAACATTCTTTGTGTAGTCATTATAATCTCCTAATAAGTTAGAGATTATATTTATTTTGTTGGCAAGTTTCAAGTAAAAGGATAATTACTGAAATATCTTATGATGGCTCGCCCCATAAATCTTTATGTATTTGCCCGCCATTACGTCTGCTTGTGCTTCAATCGGGCTTCCCGGGTAACTAGATCCGGGTTTTATCATTCCCAGTTCGCCTTGACGTACATGAGTAAGTTCGTGAAAGACCGTTCGTAAAATATCCACTAGATTACGATTCTTGGCGTAAACCCAAACATAATCTGAACCTTCTACGTGTTTACCGGTATGATGTTGATCCTGTGCTTCTTTTGTATTGTAGCTTAGGTGTACTTTGGGAATTTTTTCAAGTTTTAACTTTTCACCGGCCCATTGTGTAAATTTTTCAACTTCAGATTTGATATCTAGATTTGAAGTAGATTCATTTAACAATTTTGTTGCTAATTTATAATTTTCTGGTTTAGCCAACGAAATAATAGATACCATTTTTTCTAAGTCTGTTGATGACTTAAAGAAGAATGTATCAATTAAATCCAATCCTAACTCAGTGGTACTAAACTCATATTTTTCAGGAAATACAGTACCATCATCAAATTCAATTTGTTTTATTTGATCATTGTCCAAGACAATATCTACTATTGTTTTTGGATTTTTGAAACCCTTCAACAAAATGTTGTTTGAATATATATCCACAATAGCTTGTAACACACAAAGTTTTGATCCTATCTTAATTGGAACATGACTACTTTTAGCATATTGCTTTAGCGTATCATGAAACGATTTTATTTCTTGATCTTGACTTTCATTGATTTTTGGTAATAAATTGTTTGTCCATTCAGTCACAAGATTTATATGTTTTTTACCATAAAATTGTTGAGAAATATTTTCATAAAACGATCTGATCGTAATGAGATCATTATTTTTTCCTTTTCTCACCAAAACTCTTTTATTTATATTTTCAGTTGTTAACTGTTTCTCATTAAGTTTATCTTTGATCCAGTTGTCAGGTGTTTTCTTGTATTTTTTGATAAACAGTTTATGTAGGTTATCACCGGTAATTTGATGCTTCTTTGCAATTCGTTGCATAAGTTTATCAATAGTGCCGTAATTATGTTTGGCAAGACCAGGTAGTTTTTTTGCTAATTCAATAGCTGCGGCTTCTGGAACAAAATCTTCTGTAATCATGAGTATATTTATGCTAATTGAATACAAAAAAATAACATGCAACAAGTAGTAATAGGACAAGTGTTATAGAAACACCCAAAAAGTAAAAACTTAGTATTGGTCCTATTACCCAGCAAAGATGATATAGGTGCCAATACCAGGGCATATCAACACCAACTTTGTTTAGCCTCACCGAAATAAGGTCTGGCGTAACCTTTTTCTATCAATAAGTTTCTCAAGCTTCTATCATCTATAAGAATATCACCTAATACTCTACCGCCATACTTATCCCAATCTACTAAAACTACTCTTGTATTTTTTGCATTTTTAATTAGATTGAACGTAAATTTAGTTGCTTCTTGTCCCATTTGATTTTCTTTATCGCATTTAGCACGATGACCTTTTTCGGGTGTATCGACACCATATACTCTAATGCTTAATTCTTTTTTGAGTGGGTCTGGTAAGAAATCTGCTTTAAACGCTACGGTATCTCCATCTATTACTCTTGTAATGGTGTAGTTATAAACAACACTTTTTTGTTCTTTTTGTGCATAAGAAAACATTGATAGTGATATCATCAAAACAAATAAGAAAAATTTCATTCTAAATCCTTAAATCATGCTCACTTTGTAGACAGAATGGCGTTAATGTCTAACTAGCAGCAGCCGCTATATTACCAGCAACTTAAATAACGGTCCTAAGGCTGGGTTTATGCTTTTACCTCATGTAATATTTTACTGATGTTAGTGAAATCATAGGCTAAACGTTCATAGAACAATTCAGGTGGTCTGTGAATCCACGCTCTTTGTTCAAGTGCTAACCTACCCATGTCAATAAAATAACTTTTACTTGGCCATCTACGACTATTTAACTCTAGTCCATCAATCAACATACATTCTTGAGCTATTTCTTGTAGATGTTGTTTACGTATTTCTCCAGTTTCATTTGCCGATGAAAGCATTTTGATTGCTATAGCATCTGTGGGTATATTAGGTTGTTCCATGAATTTAGCAAATGTATGAACAACAAATGCTTCTACTTCATGTTCAAGATTAATATTAGCTTTAACTTCTGCCTCTAAAATAAGTTCGTAACTATATTTTACGTAGGTCAAGAAGTGTTTCATGCCCTATCTTTCTTAAGAGTGCTTCTCAACATCCAACCATGTTTACCATGAGCATCAATTCTACTAGCGATAAAATCAGCTATACCTTGTTCATCTTCTTGTTCTGCTATATGAAATGCTTGTTTAAACATTTGAAGTAACTTAGTATTATCTTCGTACAATTCTGCCATCATTAATTCTGCTCTTGGAATTTTAAGTTGATCTTCTATTTGTGAAAGTTCTTTGATTCTTGTTAAACTGCCAGGAGTATAACTATCTAATACTCTTACATATTCGGCAAGTTGATCAATTGCGTTATCAAAAACTTCTTCGTATATATCACCAAAAAATTTATGGTACTGAGGGAAATCAGTACCTTCTACATTCCAATGGAAATGTTGTGCTTTTACAGCAAAAGCATAACTTGATGCGAACAAAACTTTTAAAGTATCAACTAACATATTTTACCTTATAATCCAAAGTTTACTTATTTCTTGTTTAAGTTTTGGGTTACTGTCCAATACTTTTCTATTTATATACCAATTACCAGTAGAAGTTTGTTTTAGTTTCAAACTTTTTAGTTCTTGATCAGATTTACTTCCAGACATGTTGCGTGGTTTGAAAATATAGTTGTCTTGTTCAAAAGTTCCTTCATTAGTTTTCTTTTTATCTGTTTTCACAAAGACAGGTGATTGACCTTTTCCACCTGATTTTTTACCTGGACGACCTGCTGCACGTTGTGCTGCTCTTTTACGATTGATTGCTGATTTTTCTTCTTTATCTGACATTCTTGCAGCTTTGGCAGCAGGGACACATTTAGCGTATCCTTTGTTATCACCTGAAGTTCCGCATTCTTCGTAACCACCTGATTTTTTCTTTTTAGCTAAATTAATCCATTTTTCTTTGAACCATTTTTTTAGTCCACCTTGATATGCGGTTTCATCAAATTTGTCGTTTTCAAACTGAAGTCCCTTCATTATGGCACTTTCAGTTTTCTGTTCTTCTGGTAGTAAACCTTTTTTAGCTTTTGCGTCTAATTCTTCACGTTCTTGTTGTAATCGTTGTGCTTCTTGTTTATTTCCGTCACGTACCGCTTGTTTGTATTGTGCATGTAATGCATTTGCAAGACGTACATATTCATCCATTTTCATTGCTGCTTCGGCAATGTTGTCATCTTCATTGGTTTTCTTTTTACATGAACCAGGTTTGCCTGCTGGAACTCCTCTAACTCTTGTATAACCAGGCCAACATTTCAATTCATCTAGTTGCTCATCTTCACCTACATTATCTTTTGGTCTATACCATCTTTGAGCTTCACCGTATCCACCACCTTGTGCGTAGATTTGTCCTTCTTCTACTGCACTTTCACCCATTCTCCATCCACCGCCCATTTTCTTATATTCTTTAGCGGCATAAGCATTAGCGTAGGCACTAGGATAAACATCAAACTTACTTCTAGCTTTTGCTTTAGCTCTTGCCCATTTATCAGGGCTGGTAGGCTTAGGCTTTTTCTTTTTTTCGTTTAATGTTTCAGGCGTTTCATTGAGTAAATCATAAAACTTTTTTAGTAGATCGTTGTTCATGATGTATTTATCAAAGAGTAGGTGTTCTTCGTTGACCTTTATATTTAAACTTATTTGTTTCTTGTTCGTATGTACCTGGGAAAGGTAATCCTTTACTTCCGCCTGTTTGTATTTCTTCCGTAGTTTTTTTAACTTTTTTTGGTAATTGACTTACTTTTTGATCATGACTTTTCTTGATGAATTCTTTAGCAACTTTTTGGTTTACACCTGTTTTTTTAGAAACATCTTTGTTCCCAGCAACTGCATACATTAATTTTGCTTGTTGTTGGCTTTTGAATTTTTCATTTAATTGACCTTCTGTCACACCTTGATCAGGTTCTTTGAAGTTTGCAGCACCAGCAATGATAGCATCAAGTTTTGCTTTAACGTTAGAATCTAACTTTTTGCTGTTATCAATAACACTCTTAACATCTTGTTCACCCTGCAGTATACTCATTATCAGTTTAATTCCTTCTAATGCATTTTTATTTTTAGTAGCTGCAATATCCTTGAGTGCATTAGCCTGTTGATCTGATATATCAACCTGTCTTCTTACTGATTTGTTAATCACTGCCGCTGATCTTACACTTATTGCGTGTACTGTTTCTGGCGAATCACTAAAAGCCCGTGTTGTATAGGAAGCAGGCTCAACTATGAATTTTCCTATTTTTACAGCAGTATTCAGATGCTTAAAATGATCGTAATAATAAACTTTTTTGCCTTTACTTTCTATCCATTGCCATGCAGAGTTTAAGTCATCCTTAGAATTATATTCAACATAGTCAGATGGATCTTTGTATCGTTGACCATGACTAGTAGTCCAAACTCTGGCATATCGATGATCGTATGTTCCATTAGTATGCATTGCTATTTGTCTTGCAAAATACTGAGAACTAGCCACTGCACTGGTAAATTGTGGCAAAGTTCCTGACCGTAATTGTTTCTGATTATAGTAATGAGTCATTAAATCTAATAGTTTGCCAGCAGTACCTAATTTGCGATAGTTATCTCTATCACGAATAACTGTCGCTCGTCCTACAATTTTAACTAGTTTTTTCATTTCATTTATATCGTCTATGGGATGGTCTTCCCAATTTTCCCTACTTTGAACTAAGTCCGCTATTCGTTCTTGTGCTTTAATTCTTT